ATATTATTACCATCTGTATAGGTTATCCGTTAGCTTATAGCTTTGTGAGTTCTGAGTAGTTGCTAAAACTAAGCCTCTGTAAACTATCTCGTTAATTGGCGGAAATACTCCTACTTCTTTTAACGTTAATTGATAGCTATTTTCGTCTCTAAAAGTATACTCAAACGTTAAAGCTAGTTTATAATCGCCGCCCGTTGTGTAAGTTGTTGTAACAATTTCAGAAACCCCTAGAGTACTATCCGTAATAGTTAAAAACAAAGATATAGTCGGGCTATATCTAGGTACTAACTTTATTGTGTGAGTCGTTAAATTAGGGTTTACTATCATAAAACAAACTTGTATATAATTAAAACGAAAAAAGTCTCTTTTTGTTTCTATTAAGCAAAAAAAAAAGCCTCACAAATTAATGCAAGGCTATTTAAGAGAATAAAACTAAATTAAGATACTACCGCTAAAAAAGAGGTTTGTGTTGCCGAATCTAAGAAAGGCGCCAAATCTTTACAGGTTGCGATTCCTGTTAAGGTGTACATATTCCCGTCCGTTTTTGCTCCCCCTGTCGATGCTACGATTGTAAAGTCGATTCCGTCGTCAAGCCCTAAAGCTATATAGTTGCCGTTTCTGTCCACTACTACCGCCGACGGATACCCTGCGGCTAATAGATTAAACTCTGCATTTGTTGCAGCGTCCATAGATTTTAAAACGGTTGTTAGCGTTTGAGTATTTACTCTGCTACTTGTATTTCTGTCTCCTACCATAGACTGCTCTAGTGTATTGCCGTCTCCCTCTAAAGGATAAGCAAACGCCGCAGTCAATAGTACATTCATTGCCGTAGCCTCTCCGTTTGAAACGGTAAAAGCATCTGGTAAGCTGTCAAAGAGGTATAGTGTAGACTGACCGCCAAGCCCGTCCTTACACACTTTAGCTCTTCCGCTTGTTAATAAACACGCCATAAGTTGTTGATTTTTAGATAGTTAACCAATTAGTTAACTGTTATATAATGTTTTAAAAAAAGGGGGTTTTTACACCCCCCTAGTATTTAGGCTGTTGTTGTAAGTAACCAAACTATCTCAGCTCCGTAAGAATATCCTACAGCGCCACCGAATACAGACTTATACAAAACGTTTCCGCTCAAATCTACTTCGTCAAGGTCTTTCACTCTAATAGAGGTCGCGTCTGAGGCTAATCCCGTACCCATAGTGATATTAGACTTCTCGAATAATACAATTGTATTATCTGGTAATCCGTTCACAACTTGTACTGTGTAACGTCCGTAAACTAATCCTGTGTTTGCGTCTCCACCTAATCCGTTAGCTGCTCCGTTTTGGATAAGTAACTTTGTGTAAGCATCTGCAACGTCTGGAGATACGATAAAGTTTACCGCTTTACGTCTTAGTGCGTAAGGCAATGCTCCTGTTGCTGCGTCGAATGCTGCTAGTACGTTAGTCGTAGAGATAGCCGCTCCGATTGCTGTAATCCCGTTGTTTGCTTTTATAACGTCTCCGTCTGCTGCAAACTGCGTGATTAATCCGCTCATTTGTCCTGCTGCTCCCGAGCCGTTCCAGATTTGGTTTTCAAACCACTCGGCTAATTTGCCTGCTGTATCTGCTACGATAGCGTCTGCAATTTCTTGAGGCGTTTGGTCGTTGAAAGCCGACGCACCCATAGACTCGCCGCTCCATGTTGGGCGAAAATCCTCTTTACAGATTGTAAATTCGTTTTTAAACTTTGAAAGTGTTAGTACTTTCTCCGAGTAAGCTACAGCGTCTGTTGCTGCGGTAGTACCACAAGCGTAGTCTACTACTCCAAGAGTAACGTCTAAGTTTCTCAAGTTTAGTTTGTACCCCACGTCTGGTACAACGTTAATTAGTCCAAGTCTAAGAGTATCCTCTTCCTTGATAGCTTGCAACATAATATCTACTGCTGCCTGCCCTGCGTAATTTGATGTAATTGCCATTTCTTTATCTATTTTAAATTAATTAATTTACTTGTTTTGGTTTGCTAGTTTAATAGCCTCAAGGATACGTCCTTGCTTTGTTAAAGTTACTTGTTTTGGTTGTGAGCTAACAGGCTCTACAGACGGCTGCGCCGAAAGTGTTACAACCTGCTCTTTTAACTCTACGTTTTCAGACGTTAAAGTTTCTAGTTTAGCATCTAAAGCGCTCATTTTAATCTCCATACTCTCAGCGTAAGCCTTAAACATATCGTCTAAAATCTCTTTTATTACTTTCATAGACTCCTCGTCTGCGTTTACTTCCTCGATTACTTCGCCATCTTCCTCAAGCTCTGCCTCTACTACTTCCTCAACCTCTGGAGCTACTTCCTCCTCTGCCTCAGCCTCAGACATAGATTCTACTAGTCCGTCTTTTACAACGATTTCGCCGCCCTCGTCGATTTTATACGTTCCGTCGGCTAGAGATACTTTCTCGCTTTCGTCTGCAATTAAAAATACAGCCGTTCCCACCTCTAAAGTTTCGCCGTCGAATTGAATATCTAGCTCGCCAGATTTTACACTTCCTAGAGTTACCTCTACCTCCTGCTCTGCTCCAGATACTATCTGTTTTAGCAAGGCAAGGATATTCTTGTTACTTTTACTCATTTGTATATTAGATTTAAAATTTACTTCCTCAAGCTCTACCATTCCATCGATAGAGAAACCCTTTAATTCGCCCGTTTTGATATAGTTATTCCAAATGTCGTCGTTGTCTACTTTCATAGAAACGAGCCAAGAGCCTTTTGGATATTCTAATCCAAACGCTGCGGACTTATCTACTTTGGGATTTTCTACTAGCCACGACTCTACAAACGTAACGCCCTCGATAGGCTCGTCATGTTCTAGCTTAGAGTTTAGTTGAAATCCAGACTGAAAAAAGTTCTGTGAAAAATCTTTTATTGTTTCAGCGCTAAAAAACATTTCAAACTCGTTACCGTCCTCGTCTACTCTGTAGATTAATTGTTCGGGTTGTAATACTAAGCCCATTAAAATACGTTGCTCTTCGTCTACTTTCGCAAACTTTACAATCTTCTCTTGTTTAGCCATTGCGATAAACGTTTCCTCTGTGGCAGGCGCGTTTACCAAACTAATAGCAAAGACTCCTTTGCTCTTTTTATTGTATTTGCCCTCGTATCTCTTCATAGTTTTATATTATATTAACGAAAAAATTCCTTTATTGTTTCACTATTTTTAAAATCCGCTGCCCTCTACTATCCGACGGTCTGCGCTTTGAGCTGTGGTAACGTCGCCACTCACAACAAACGCTTTAACGGCGTTGTCTTGCCCTTGTATGCTTTGCTGTATTGCGTTGCTCTCGCTACCCTCTACAAGATTAAACGCTGGAGCCTCTGCTCCTGCGGTATCGCCTCCGCCTAAATTAGCGCCTCCGCCTGCGCCTGCTCCTCCTTTACCTAAAGCTGCTAATCCTTTTGCTAGAGCTATCCCAGAGGTAGCGACTCCTATACCTGCCGCTAGTTTTGTGCTTGCTATATCTATAGGTAGTGAAATTCCATCTGCAATTTTAGCAGGGTTTGGAAATGCTCCAATCATTAAGGGGATAGCGTTGTGCGCCGCAGTTCTAGCGGATATACTTTTAGACGCAGACATAACCGTTTCGGCAATACCTACGGCGTTCTCAGCAATTAAAGCCGTAGCTTGTAGTGCCTTACTCTCTCCTGCTAGAGACGACAATATACCTATACCTGCCTTGGTATGGTTTATAGTAGCGTCCTCCATTGCTCTTTTAGATTCCTCGACTGCCTTTTTATCTGCAAGCTCTTTGTCGTTTCTGTCTTTTGCACGCTTACGCCTAGCGTTTTCTATTTCGTTAAGTTTTTTATACTTAGCCTCTAGGTCTTTAATATCCTGTTTATCTTCCTCTTCTTTCTTTTTTTTCTCTGCCTCTACATCTGCCCTAGCCTCATTGTTTAAAGCTGCTATTTGAGTAGTTACAAGTTTAGCCTTTCGCAACTTTGCCGTTTCTAGGTCTATAAGCCTAGCCTTTAGATTTGCCTCTTCGTCTAGGTCTGCCTTTGTAGAGCCTCCTAGAGCGTTCTCAGCTTGCTTTGCCTCTAGTCTTAGCTTTGCAGCGGCTATCTCTTTTTTTGTTATTTCGTCCTCGATTTCTCCTGCCTCTGTTAAAAATGCTATTCTTTCTTTTACAGAAAATAACTCTTTGTTAACTGCCTTATCTAATAGCTCCGCCCTCTTTCTATTTGCCTCTGCTCTGTCTACTATTAAAGCTCTGTCTAGTTTGTCGGCTGCCGCTCTTTGGTCTGCGATTACACCTGCAATCTTAGCCTCCGCTATCATTTCTTTGACTACACCTGCGGTTGCTTTCGCCAAAGCATCTGCCGCCATTACCGCAGGATTTGTGGCTTTAACTATTTTAATCATTCCGTCCTTTGCGTCGGTCAAAGCTCCGTCAAAGTCTCCAGAGAATGCCTTTTTTATTGCACTACCTAATAGACCTAATCCGTCTATAAGTAGCTCAATCTTATCCATGACAAACTCTTTAACAGCCGTACCCATTCCCTTAATTGCCTCCACAGGGTTTGTGAATGCGTCCATTACAGCCGTACCAAATGCCGCTAATCTGTCAACTAAAACGCTAGTAAGCGCTCCAATAACGCCCATTATTTTAGCAAATTTATTTTGCCCCTCCTCTGTGCTTTTAAAGGCGGCTGTAATTGCTGCGATAGTTATAACAATTAAACCGATACCACTAGCTGCAATAGCTCCGCCAATACCTCTAAAACCTAAAGCTACAGTTTTCAAGCCTCCTGCAAACTTTTTCAAAGAGGATAAAGCTCCTCCAGTCATTGTATCAATAGAGCCACCTAGATTTGCTGAGGATTTGCTAACCTCGCCTACCTCTTTATCTAGTTTTTTAGCCGACTTTGTAACGTCGTCTACTCCTTTTTTTGCATCGGTTGAGTCGACGGTTAACTTTACTTTTACCTCTTTCATTATCTTTTAGCTTTTATAATTCGTTTTACTTTTCGTTTTAATCCTCTCCAAGTTGTTACCATCTCGTTTTTACC